TCTTGGCCTTTTCAGTTTGAAAACTGAGCAAGAGCATCTGGACTGATCTCATCCATCTGTGCATCTGTCATGTTAGCCATCAAAGACAAATCACTGTCTCCAGGTTCTACTAAAGCTGAAGTTGGGGCACCTGCTCCATCTGTATCATCGATAAGCATAATACGAGTAATCTTACGTTTTGGACGAAGACCTTTTAGTTTAGGGTGCTTGAACACTTCATTTACCTCTGCAGTAGAGAGATCATATTTTGTAGCAATAGCTGTACGATCAAGACCATTTTCAAGGTCTGTGATAATTCCAGATACTGATAGTTTGATCTGCGGTTTAACTGCTTTTGGAGCAGACGAATCTTGTGTTGCATTTTGAGCAACGGTAGCATCAATTGCCATAATTAAAACTTTAAAATTTAAATTTGAGTTATTCTTAATCTATGAAGATTTTATTCCAGTCAAGCTCCATATCCTGACCTGCTAAGTGTTCGCAACGTGAACCTGCATTGATATCCCCATTTGAATCAAAGGATATCATTGTCTTCCCATCTTCTCTATACACATAGCCAATTGCATCTGCACCTGCACAAGTAATATTTCTAATCTTACCTGTTAAATCAAGGTCTTTAGCAGATACTTCTTTACCTTTCTTATCTATCATCTTATCACGAAGGTGACCAATGAAGATAATGTGATCAGCTAGTAGAGATAAACGGCTGAGCCATTTCTCCATAGCCATACGTAGATAAAGATAACCTGCACCTTGTGGTAGAGACAATACTGAAACTCCTTTTCCTTCTGCATCAAAGTTCTTACCCATAGGAGTTTGTTTGTACAATACTTTTGCCTCTGCTTCACACCATGATTCCAACTGTGTCAGAGTGTCAATAGCTATGTACTTATATGGCTTTTTACTGGCCATGATAGATTTCCCTAACTCAGAAAGTTCTGCAAGATTACTCACCTTAACTTTCAAAGCCTCGACCATATCACTCCCATTCTCTAAGTCGATGATTAGACAATTGTCTAGCTTAGCTATTGACGTTGTCTTCCCAATCTTAGGAGGGCCATATATTACAAGATGTTTTGGGGATTTACGTGCTGCTGGCACTTTTACTAATGGTAATTCCATTCTTAATGTAAGCTAATGATTTAAAATGTTAATAAATGAATTGATTGATCACTTCTTATTCCTTTCGATAATAGTAAAGGTTGACAGGTCTGATTCATAAGGGATCATTCCTAATACGCCATCACGATTCTTTTCCATGTGGCAGGCAAGTAACCCTTCCGGTTTCTCCCCACAATAAGTGTCTGTAATCCCATACAGATCGAATGGTCTTTGAAGCATCATAACTACGTGAGCATCTTGGCCAATAGAGTCACCACCAAACAAGTCTGTTAGCATTGGTTGGTACTGCTGTTTAGCACGATACTCTTGCTCGATATTCCGATTTAACTGAGATAGCAAAATAGTAACCGTATTCATACGAGCCTGCATCCACATACAGGTCTTAGAAATTTGATTTAGCTTTTGCAATTCTGTATCCTCTGAACCTAAAATGAGACGAGAGTGGTCAAACAAGTTAATGATTGTATGCTCTGGATAACGAACACTAATTCTTGTTGTCACCTCTTTAATCTTCATCATATTCTGAGGAATAGAACAAAAGAAAATTGGGTACTTTTTGTACTTCTCAGTTGCTGTCTGAAAATCATTTATCCTAGCATCTTCTAACTTCTTATCAATACTATACAAATCAGAAAACTGCAGCTTAACATCCTTAGCTGCTGCCCTCATAATTTGCTGATAATCTGGCATCTCGAAACTCCAGTATAATACCAGTAGCTTCTTGCTGTGATTAACATCTAGTGTGTCAAAGATTAGCTGATTACTAAAAGCTGATTTACCTACACCCGGACGACCGGCAATAACATACATTTTACCTGGTTGCAAGCCCCCAAGTAAGTTTTTATTTAATCTAGGCCATTTGGTTGGAAAGACGGTTCTATTCCCTTGCTGTGCTTCTCTCACAACCTTAACAGATTCATCTACCGACTTTGAAATGTGCCTAAACTCTTTGAATACCTCTGATACGTCAGAGTTGTCTTGTGATCCTTCCGGATTCTGTTGACTTTGAGTTTGTATCACTTAAATCACTGTATTTTTCCCAACTATGATTGTTGAGCCAGGTTTCTAGCATCTGCATAAATCCAAGACTATTGCCACGACGACGGATATCAAGTTCTCTCTCAAGACACTGCATAATAAAATTATGCTTTACGATATCCTCCTTAACAATCTTTTGGTATTTACCTTTTGCTTTCTCATTAGCCTTTGAGTCAGGTTCCTTAGCCCTTAAGATTCTAACACCTCCATTAGCTGTTACTTTCAGAGGGTATCGGGAAAGAAGGTCGTGCCACATCCGAGTGAAGTTTCCAGTAATACTACTAATAAACTTATCTCTCAAAATAACACTGCCTTCTTCCCCTAACTTAACCCATCCGTTGGTTTGCAATTTTTCTAAATCGATGTTTAGATTTAACGGCTGTTCTTTAAATAACTCAATGGCACCACGATTAAGTATAGTAAGATAGACAAACTCATCAGCTGATAAGCTCATTTCCAATAACTTATCAGTATTGATTTCTATGACCATAATAAAATTTGTTATAAATTCTATAGTTAATCGTACTCAAATATAAGAAGAAATATCGTCCATCCAAACAATGTTGGATAAATTTCTTACAGAATTTTTGAGCCACTTTTCTTCTTGAGAGTCAGCTACATAGAAGATAATTACCTCTCCAATCTTATTTGGGGATAATCTTAGCAATCTCCCGACTCGTTGAATCATTTGTAGAGCTTTGCTATCTAACCCACAAATAATACCTACTTGAGCATCTGGAACATCAAATCCTTGATTCAAAGCTTTAGTAGAGCAAAGGACAGAAGCTTCCCCAGATTTAAAATCCTTCAAAGCTTTGTCCTTCTCTACTTTCTTTAATGCTGAATGATATCTTCGAGCTTTTCCTCCCGACACTTTATCTAGCTCTTTAAACATCTGGTTAGTAAACTCATTAGTTCCTGCAAAAGTTATCACTTTCTTCTCAGGAAATGCTTTTACTATCTCTCCAGATGAAGCTATTTTATTGAATGCTTTCTGTACAACTTCTTTCCGATCTCGGATAGCTTTGTAAAACATCATAGCATTCTTTTTCTCCTCTCCACTCGCTGATTTATCAGCTAAGATTCGTGTTGCCTCGTCAAATGCATTAAACTGTCCTAACTGAAGTTTGTAATAAACAAACAAGTTATTAGCAGCTTTATATGCTTTTCTTTCTTCTTCTGTTAGTTCCACAGGAATACAAGTAATTCGGTACGGGGCCACTAAACCTTTACGTACGCACTCGTCTAAAGTGATTACATACACAGGAGGAGCAAGGTTAACAAGAAAAGTTCTATACTCAGCATCTTCTGGGATAGTAGCAGTCATGCATAAAAGCATGTGATGAGTATTGTTTAAGAACACAGCACGATACTGTGGACTTAATCCAATATGAACCTCATCGGCTACTGTAATACGATACTCTTGATTTACAAACTTGTATGCTGATTGATAGCATACAATGTCTACTCGATCAATAATGTCATCGTAACCCCATTTCTTAAACTCTTCTAAAGCCTGGTCCTGTAACTGGTTTGTTGGAACCAAGAATAAACCTCGACCTTCTCTTCGTCTAAGAACTTCACCGATAGCCATAACTCCAACACGTCCCTTCCCAAACCCGGTACCAGCTATAATAGAACCTTTGTAACCTTTCTCTTTCCAATTCTTTAGAGCTAATCTTTGCTCAGTGTCTTTAATTTGTAAAACATTAGTTTGTAACGTCGGTGTTTCCATCATCTATTAATGTGAATTTTAGTTTTGAAATTTTTGATTTTGCATGAATAGTAGCCATTAATTCTTCAGCTTTTAATAAAAAGTCAGAGTACTTTGAAGTATATTCTGCATCTACAGAAATAAATCCTTCTACTAAGTTAACCCCATAAAGAACTGCAGAATGTGTCAGTTTAAATGGTTTACCTAATTCAGTATAAGTACATTTATGTCTATTCCTAAGATAGTGCATAGCTATTGATCTTACTTCTGACTTTTTCAGTCCTCCAGAATAAGAACCAAACACTTCTGTAGCTAATTCAGCTAGTTGTTGAATTTCTGTTTTAAGAATCTCAATACTAAACTCCATTCTATCTTTTGTTAAAACAGATACTGGGGCTTGCCTAACTAACTTTATAAATAGCTCTTTATCTATAGAGTTATTATAAAGTTGTTCAATAAGATTAACACTGCTATTCCCCAAAGATTTTTTTATACGTCCCATGCTTTAAAGTTATTGATTATTTATTGGAACATTGCTTAGATGCAAGTATCCTGATTGATAGCTTGTATATTCAATTTGATCAAATGACCATCCTTGATTACAATCTGCTTGCCCATTACATAAGTATCCTGCCCAACACACTTGACTATTCATATACCATTGACCAGTCAACTCATCAAGTACCCAAGTTCTAATTTCTTGAAGTCCATTGCAAGTCATCGATCCATAATCATCTATTGGAAGCATATACCATCCAGATCCCCCAATCTGAGCATAAGGTTCTTCTTCAGGGAATGATCCAAACCAAGGATTACGAGCCTGGTAAATAAAAGTAAATCTACCTTTATCTAAGTCAGTAGGATTAGGGGTATATGCCGGTAGATTAATAAAGTAAACCAAACTACCATCAGGATTGACAATAGCAGATAGGTTATCCCATGCTGTTTCACATCCTTCATTAACGAATGGTTGGATTGCAGGAATAAAGTCAAGCAATAGCTGACCTTCTTCATTATAAAGTAAAGTGTTAACTTGACTCTGCTGCGTTTCAAACTCATCTGCATTTGATGGGAGCATCATCATTTCAGGAGTACATGCTGTTAAGAACATGATTAAAATTAAAGCTAACTGTTTCATTATAAAGTAATTTTATACCTACAAATGTACAATAAACTTTATACTCTAATCATGTTCTATCTTATCATTTAGATACTACTTTTTGATATTCTTTACGGTAATAAGTTAAATCAGCTTCTAGCATTTCTTTCTCAGAAGTTAAGCCTTCAATTTCTTTCTCCATAAAATCTATCTCTAGTTTATACCTAGCCATTAGTATTCCAAATACACAAGCTAGAAATAAAATAATCATTGCAATCCTTAGCAAAACATCAAAATGTTTCTTAGGGAGATGGTGGTCAGTCTCAAACTTGTTCATCATCAAAATAATTAGTTAATACTTGGGTTGCCTCCCCTATTCTGTAAAAGGGGATTCTAGTTACAATTTCAGCAAATTTGTTAATTTCATTCATAACCATTTGCATATTTACTTCTTCAACATCCCACAGTTCTTTAATAGCTTCACCGTGATACTTTCTAATACTAGCATCATATTGCCTAGCTGTATACTTAGTTTGCTGATTAAAGAACCATGAAATGTTTTCACAGTTATCACTTGCGTAAAGACTTACTTGAAGCCAAACGAGTAGATTAAGTACTCGGATTTTTTCATCCTCTTGTTTAGTCATCGTCTCTAAAATCTGCAAGTTCTTCTTCTGCACAAATCCAACAAAGCCCAGTACTTGAATAGATTTCAGAATAAATCTGTTCGTACTGGTCCATAGTGTACTCTTCTCCATATTTATCAACCGCTTCATTATGAGCATGGTCTTTAATGGTATCAGAGTCACAATAACGACATAAAATTTCTGGGTCACTCATCTATCTTAAGATTAAATTCATTAAAACATTCGTACAACCTTTGTCTGACTTTATCTACAACCTCTACTTCAAGTTCAGAAGCAGTTTCCTCATTAAGAAGACTGCCTCCATACTTAGTA